GAGATGTTTAGTATGCGAAGAATAGAACCAATAACAATTAAGTTAGCCAAAGTAAATCGTGAAGATAACTTTGTAACTTCCACAAAAGAGTGGATTAAAGAAATGAAAAAGGACATTAAATGGATGAATTCGAAAAAGTAAAAGATAGAGTTTTACGTCATTTAAAAGACAATCCTAATTCTCGGAATTCAGATAAAGTATTGTATTACAGCATTATGAAAGAAGTATATTATGACCATATTGCGTCTAATCCTACGGATGAGCAAAAGCGTAACTTCAATGATTTGCTTTGGACTTTATTAAACAAAACTCCTAACTTAGAAAGCATTAGAAGAATAAGACAGAAGATACAAGCCGATTGCGTTTTTATGCCTACAGACCCAGCAGTAAAGAAAAAAAGGAAAATGAGAGAAGATAATTTTTACGATTATTTTAGTTCAGAATAAATATATAAAGGGCAGTGGCCATAGTCAATACCGATGACAAGCCACGGGCCTAAAATTATCCATGAGAAAACTTTCAACTTCCAAAGTACAGAGGGCTTGTCATCATAATGGCTCGACTCGAACTTAAGGGCATTGACAACCGAGTTCGAGAAGATGTAAAAGTACTAGCAAAGACACATGGAGTTACTGTTGCTAAATTCTTAGAACCAGCAATCAAGAATTACATTTATCAAGCCGATAATAGAGAAAGGCTTATTAGAGCAAAGAGGTCTGACCCAGACTGGTAGCATGGGATTTTTAGACAGATTCAGGAGCAAGCCCAAACAGACTTCTAATTTACAAAAATATTTAGATGGTAATTTAGAGAAAGAAGCTAGAACACCAGTTTACGATATGGCTCCAGCTATGGGAAGCACAGGGCCTATGCGTATAGATCCCATATACAACTTACATCACTTAGAAGATCTTGCAATAAATTACTCTCATTTGCAAACTGTAATAAATAGAATAGCCTCACAGACAGTTGCTAAGGGATACAGGTTAGAACAAACTGTGGATAACCCCAGTGAGGATCAGAAAGAAGTTTTGGAACGAATACTTAAAGATCCTAGCAACGGTGATAGTGATATTACTGGTGAAGAGTTTTGTAAGGCTTTGATCAGACAGCTTGAAGTGTTTGACGATGCATGGGTGTCGATAGTTTACGATTACGTTAAAGATGAGTCAGGAAGAATACTTGGCAAGCAAGTATCACAGTTATGGGTTGAGGATTCTAAACAGATGCGATACAACACTGACAGGTTTGGTAAGTTTCAGATGGAGAATAAGTTCTGTCCGACTTGCCGTAAAACTATGAATGGTACAGCCTGTGCAGAGTGCGCTACAGAGTTAGTACCGATCGCATACACGTTTGAGGATCACGAGGGCGATATCCCGTTTGCGAGAGATGAAATAATACATTTTAACAAGTATAGTTCCACAGCTAGACTTTATGGTGAGTCACCAATAATAGGCTTAAGCAAAAAAATAGAAACTGCTTTGGCTATTGAAAACTATCAGAATAAACTGTTTAGATTAGAAAGACCACCTAAAGGATTCTTAGATATACCTAATCTAGATGAAACTGCACTTAACAGGTTAGGCGAGTATATAGCTGAAGAGACTAGACGCAATCCTAATTTTGTACCTATTATATCTTCAGGTGAAGGTCAGTCAGGAGCAAAGTTTGTTACGATTATGCCCAGTCAGGGTGAAGCTGGTATGATACCATATATGGAAAAGATTAATCAGGATATTAACGCAGCTTATGGAATTATGCCACTAGCTGTCGGTGATGTGTCTGGTGTCGGTGGTTTAAACGCAGAGGGTGAGCAACTGTCCATGATGGATCGTACTATTACCGAAACACAGGCTGTACTAACCAAAGGTTTCTTTCAGCCCTTATTAGAAATTTTAAAAATAACAGACTGGGAAATAGTCTTTAACGATATAGATGAACGTAATGAACAGCTACACTTGGCTAACTTAAGAACTAAAGCAGATGTCATTGCAGCATTTCAGGGTGTAGGGATTACAGTAGATCTTGATGAAGAAGGAGAGTTAATATTACCAGAAACAGACTTAGGAAGTTTGCCAACGTCTCAGGCGGAAGAGGAGCAAAAAGAACAAGCAGACTTATATCGGCCTTAGATCGTAATTTAGCGATCACGATCAAGCGAGAGATCAATAGACTCAGATCTGCAAAAAATTATTCTGATCTGAACGAAATGCTGCCGATGTTAATGATCGGATTAGTAAAAGATCTGCGTAGCCTAGTTGATCAGGAAATGAAAGATGCATATATGAATGGATTTAAATCTGCGGCATCTGAGGATAATTATAAAGTAGTCGAAAAGCAAGCAAAGTATTCACATATTAATTTCAAGCCTACAAAAGCTATGGCTGATGAAGCTGCTAAAGGTTTAGCATATAGAAGAGAGTTTGGTCGGGGCGGAACCGAGGTTGGCGTAGCCAGAGCCAGAGATATTAAAAACCGAGTAAATTTATCGCCCAGAACTGTAAAACGTATGAAAGCATTTTTTGATCGGCATCAGGTAGACAGGCAAGCTGAAGACTGGGGTAATGAACACAATCCTAGTGCAGGTTATGTAGCACATTTATTATGGGGTGGAGATGCAGGTTATTCTTGGGCTAGAGCAAGAGTTAGACAGATCAACGCAGCTGATAAAAAAAAGCAGATCACTAAACAGGATGATCTGCAGATCAGCTTTGATCAGGCAGATGAGGATGCGATCAGAGCCTTACAGTCTGAACAGGTGCAGACCAATAATTACAACGAGCTTACAACGATTTTAAGCACAAAATTAAATCAAGTTATTGCAGACTCTATCATGGAAGGTCGCAGTATTCCTAACACGGTGGCTGAAATGCAGAAGATAATAAACACTGAAACTTATAAACTGACTAGGATCGCTAGGACTGAGATGATAAATGTAACTAATGAAGGCAGACTGGCATCATATCAGAAACAGGAGAAGCTAAGAAAAAAACCGTTTAGATACACATTAGTGGTGGCATCGGGAGCCAGAACCTGTGATGCACATAAACAAATAGCTAGCGAGTTGGCATCGAATCCTGAAGGACTTTTATTAAATGATCTAATAGAACTACAGCAGCGTGTTGGTGCAGTTCATGGATTTACACTTAGGGGTAATTCTTTATTACACCCTAATCAGCGTACTGTTTTGATGAGGGTGCCATGAATCGATCCAAAAAAAATAATGAGTTATGGAAATGGTGAGGTAAGTGTTACATATTCACGGAGAATTATACTTGAAAAAATTAAGAGACGGTGAAAAAAATGACGAAGAGTTCTGGGAATGGTGGGACAGTTTATCAGATCATGACAAGGATCAGGTGGTAGGCAAATGACTTCAAGTTGCAGAAAATGTAGGCTAGGCCCGATGTCAGTTCATATACTGAGCAACGGATTCTGTCAAGGTTGCGCAAATGAGTTGTCATGGAAGCAGGGAGATAGAGTAGCTCGTAAGATGGCTAACCGAGCAAGACGCATGGCAGTGTATAAACAGGGTGAAAAAATAATTAAAAAAAAGTGGAAAGAAAAATATGGAGATGCTTCAGTAGATGAAGTGTTAGGTAACTGATGGGGATCCGTATAACTGGCGGAGACAAGTTTAAAAATTTATTAAAAGAGTTACAGGAGAAGTATCCTGATGTTTTAGATCTGGCACTTGACGATACAGCCGATGCAATGTCCTTGACGGCTCAACGTATAGTTCCTGTAGATACAGGCCGTTTACGTGGCTCTATTAACGTCAAAAAAGAGTATCTGTCTAAAGTAATAGGTACTAATGTTGAGTATGCGCCTTTTGTTGAGTACGGACAGCCAGAAGGCACAGGCCCTAATGGCGGACCATCGCCATATATGAGGCCAGCTTTTGAGGCAAATAAAAAAAGAGTAGCAGAATTTTTTGTACAAAATTTGTAAGAGACAGGTTATATAACCCGTATTCTATAGGTGTCTGCTAGGGCGAAAGTCCCTCGGTACCTGAAAAACAGAGTAATAATTACTCTAATTAGATATCGACAGTACGCAAGGAGGAAAAAATGGAAATACCTAAAAAAGTAATAAAAAAAGAAGGATACCTATTTGGTAGAAATCCAAAAACTACTATGTATTTTTGGAAGTGTGATCTATGTGGGGTAAAACATTCAAGTTTTATTCCTACTTGGATTGAAGAAGAAGGATCACTAATGTGTGATGACAAGTGTTTTGGATCCCTATGAGTAGAAACGGCCCAGTCTGTGACGAATGTAAATCCTATATGACACCACATCAACTGATCTGGAAAGACTCTACACTTGATGACGCTTGGTGGTGTTCTAAGTGTAGGCACGTAATATCATAACGGTATCAATTTTTAGTAACCCATTAGTCCGATCAAGACATTAAACTGACAGCGGAGGAGCCAATCCAATGATGCTCAATAGCCTCCTTGTACTTCAGCCGACATAACAGTTAGAAATAAATACTAGTCATAATAGTTACATTTATGGCAGCAAAGTCTACAGACTGGAAAGTATATCGCAAAGAGTGGTATAACGATCGTGTTATGGAGACTTACATAAACTCACCAATTATAGATAAACAGAATGATTTGATCCCTACTGAGGTATTAGAAGAGTCTATGGATTTTTATATGAAGTATGGAGTATATTCTTATCAGCATGAAGAGATTCCTATAGGTTTACCGTTAGCATACAAGATAGATGAAGGTAAAGTCAAAGTCAAATATGGTATTCATAATCAATTGGAAATGCATGATAAAGTATGGGAAGAGATAAAAGAGTACGGTACTAATGGTGCAAGTAGTATAAGAGGTGAAACTATTTCGCAGGATCTTGTATGTCCAGATGGAGCTAATACTTGTTTTAATAAAATAAACGATTTAGGACTCTGGTCTGTGTCTTGGGTAGGTGATAACCCAGCTAACATAGAGGCTACCGTTACTGACGTTGCTTTGGCCAAAAGCCGCCACTCTGGTGAGCCAGCTAAACCTAGCGAAAGAAGGAGAGGTAGTAGTAGGAATCCTGCAGGTACAGCTAGTGGTCAGCGTGGCGGAATCAAATTAAGTGAAGCTAATATAAAAACTTTAGAAAATTTAAGAGATAAACATAATGAAGATGTTGGCGATGACCCAGCTAAGAAAGCTAATCTCGGTGCATTAAAGGCAGTATTCCGTAGGGGCGCAGGAGCGTTTTCAACAAGCCATAGGCCTAGCGTATCAAGTCGAGATCAGTGGGCTGTGGCAAGGGTCAAAGCCTTTTTAAAATTATTAAAATCAGGCAGACCAGCAAATCCTAAATACACTACAGATTACGATCTGCTACCAAAAGATCACCCAAAATCTACTAAGAAAGATAACGGAAAAACAGTTATTGCAAAACCACCTAAAGGTTATCATTGGATGATTACAAGAGATGGCCCTGCATTGATGGAGGGAGATTACGAGCCACATGATGGTGCAGTAGAAGGATATGAATTTGTATTAATTACAGATCATGATGACGATCGTATAGTAAAAGCCGACAAAACAAATAACTTTATAAATGAAAGTAATAAAATAGAGGTTATGACTACAAAGGCAGATGACTGCGAATGCAGCACCGAAAAAGCAGAAGAGACTACAGAAGAAGTCAAATCTGAAGAAGTTACAGTTGAAGTAGTGTCACCTGAAGAGCTACCTGATATCGTTGAAGAGGAAGCAGAGAAAGGCGAACACGAAGAAGAAGAAAAGAATGAACACTACGATCTAAAAGCAATGGCTGAAGAAATTAAAGCCTTACACGCTAAGGTCGAAGAATTGTCTAAACCAGAACACGAAGAAAAAGAAGAAGAGGAAGAAAAGGAAGAAGAAGCAGAAAAATCTGAAACCGAAGTAGAACCTTCTTTAGATGTCGTTATGAAATCACTTAAGAAATACGGAATTTCCGTATATGCTGGATCTAAGGTTACACCCGCACCAGCAACTGACGCTCCAAAAGCAACTTCCGTAGATTGGAACAACATGACCAAATCTTGGGATGAGCTTGAAGAATTAATAGGAGAAAACTAAACATGGCAGGAATGAGTTTCGAAGAA